CCGCCGTATATTCTATGCGACAAATGATTTTGCCTAAATGTTCTAATACGCATGTCCTATCACCCAGTGACTCGTTGAAAGAGATGGAACTAAGCAAAAGCAATGGTCTTTTATGGTCGAATTTCCTGAAGGATGTTGATGGAAAACCCACTAAACAAATAGTTTTTGATACTTGTCCAGACATGTTCCCCAATTGGTGGGAGCAAGCTGGTAAAGGAAGATTCCCTCTAACTGTAAAATCATCCTATCTGAAACAAGAAATCCTGCTTGCTGAAAAAGCACGAACTTTCAAAACTAGATTATTTATACCTGATGACTTGCTTAACTTGGCTATGCATCAGTCTGTCAGTCATGAATTTAACAAGAAATTGTATACTCATGCTGTTTTTCCTGAAACCTGGTCCGGTCTGGGCTGGTGTAAATTTTATGGAAATGCTGACAAACTGTACAACATGATGCCAGAAAAAGTCATTGTAGGTGATACATCACAACAAGATGCATCAGAACACGCCAACTTGCTATGGACACACGCTGAGACCATACGGTTGTCATGGGCTAAGTCCCATGATACAATAGAAAACCGTCGTCGACTGGCGTTTGTATATGCTAACATTATATACCCGTTAGTTGTGCTCCCTGATGGCACTGCTTACAAGAAACGAAGAGGAAACTGTTCCGGTCAGTTACGAACATCTGCTGATAATACATTCACCATGATAGTAATTTTAAGTTATGACCTTTTAAAGAACGGTTTTTGTCCTCTTGATCACCTTGATATGTTTATTTCAATTATTCAAGGAGATGATCTGCTTGTTAATGCAACTATAACTAGTGCCCGCAGTTTGCAAGAAACCTTTGCCCTGTTTGGGAAAAGATTAAAAGCCCGCGAATGTCTTAAAAAAGACTCAACATTTTGTTCTCACGTTTGGATGCCCAAGGAGTGTTCTTCTGGGCAAACTCGTTGGATACTTTGCCTGCCCCGTGAGAGGTTAGCTTGTGCCCTGAAGTGGTATAAGAAGAGAATAAATTATAACCTCACATGTGAAAGGCTTGCAGGGTTGTCTATCGAGGCTTATCCTTATGACGATTTGTTTGATAAAATTCGCGATGCGTTGGATGCATTGAATGCTCCTTCTTGCTTTTATTTGAGTAGAGACCAATTGGAAGGTCTTTGGTTCGGTTTGGAGTCTAATACCAAGGCTCCGTCCTGGGCCAGAGGCTATTGTGAGAGTAAGAATAATCTGTCCCAGTACGTTTAAATATCAGCTGGGATAAAATAGATTATACGAAAAATCTCTAACAATTACCAAATAGTCGTTCCTTTTTAACGGCTAACTACACAATTTCTTTCCCAATCCAACACGAAATAATTTTTATTATATCTTTTTTAAATTTACTTTTAACTTTAACATCTTTTATTTATACTTTTTGTAATGAAGAAAAACGAAAAAGATGCAATCAAGAGAGCAGCGATTGAAGCATCTAAAAGGTCTGCTAAATCAGAACTTAAGAAGCTCGAATCCAAAATGTTGCGTAATTCCGCTAAATATGCCCACTTGGGTGGGAGTACTCACCCTAGTGCCGTTAAGCGACAATTACATATGTCAACTTATTCATACTCGTTGTACAACCCGGAGAAACTCAATGTTAAAAGTCCAGATCTTGGACCCTTTCCGACTCGAGAATTTACTCTCGTTACTAAATTCACTGTCAAGACTGCCGCCGCCAACCCAGGCGTTGTGGCGTGGGATGTAAGTCCTGCTGAGCTTTATCCAACCGCGCCCAATACCAATGGTGCAGGATTCCTTCATATGTACTACGGTACTACTATTGATCCTGTTGGCGGAGCTATAGTGATAGGAACTGGTCAAACAAATGACACTGCTGGTCCAACCTGGCTAGATTCTTTGAAAGACATTGCTTCGCAAGCTTTTCTTAATTCCGCTTCAGTTCAAGTCGATTATATTGGTGGAACTTTTAATGATGCTGGTGCCCTTAGCTATGCCCTGTTACCTATGCAAGATGATGGCTCAGCAGAACCGGCTCCCCCATACTCGACTAAGTTATCTGTATATCCCTTGGGTGGTTCCGCCCCAGCTCCATCTGGTGTCCATATGGTTTGGCTGCCAAAGGCTTACGGCGTGCCCCAAAGGGTGTTTATTCAGGATCAAACTTCTGTTAGCGGATATAAATCCAGCTTTTTCCGCTTCTATGCTGAAGGTCTGGGTGTAGACAATGGTAATGAGGCTTTCCTTGTTACTGTCACACAGAATTTCTCGTTTTTAACCCAGACCAAGGTTTTTGCCGATAATGTAATTGCAGCTACTAATGGTGTTCATGGACTTCAACGTGAGGTAGAGAAACGTGCCGTTAATAAAATGGCCCATTCTGCTGTCAATGAAGATACGCCTTTAGCTGTAAATCTGTCTGAAAAAGGCAAATTCGGTAATAAAGAAATGCGGAAGCGGAACCGTTCTCTTGGAAAATTCCTTAAAAGTGCCTGGGAAGAAGTCTCCCCGTTCACGAAAATTGCTTGGAACAATCGTGATAAGATTGGGAATTACATCTCTGATATGATGTCTCCCGCCAGCACAAGCCCCGAACTAGGAT